CCCAAAGGGGTTTTTTTATTGGTATTATTAAGAAGTAGTAAAGGAACCAACTATGAGCACCCTACATCATGAAGCACTCTATGAAACATGCTTTGACGAGTCATGGGAAGAGTTTATGAAGTCTAATAAACTCACCGATGAAATGATGACCGAACTGTGCAGTTTCTCAACTGGCACACTTGACGCAATTGAGAATATGGCATGGAAGAAATTCCAAGACATGTGCCAGTAAACAAAGTGTCCACTGTTTCACCACAGTGGGCATTTTTTTGTTATTATTAAATAGTCAACCAAATTTCATCCAATTATGAATGATTACGAAGATACAATTCTCCAGGAGTTAATGGACTCTCCAGCAGAATTGTTTGACATTCCAGAGTTACAAACTCAAGAGAAATTTGATGTAGAAAGTTACATCGAAAATTCAAACTTTGATTGGTAAATGAAACAAACTGAATGGTTAATCCTCTTCGTTCTTATCATTTGCCTAGTATGAATTCTTTCCCTAAAGTAAACATTACTGATTTTCACATGCAAAACTACCCTGCAAGCATCTACACTGAAATTGAAACATTTTGTAATGAAAATGAGTTCACAGTGGATTACTTCCTAAGTGAGTTCGCTCAAAAGGAAGACCAGTTGCAGAGACCGTTTAGAGCATACCGTGGCAGGTCAGCACTAAACGACTGCTAAAGACAGTTCACAAACTGACCACTAAACCCCCTAAAGGGGTTTTTTTATGTTTATAATAGAAAGGTAAACACACGGAACTCATTCTGTATGCCTGTTAAGTCAACACCCGTTTCAACTCCTACAACACCACGTAAGAGAAGAGCACGTAAGACTTCAACCAAATCCGCCAGAGTTGAAAAGGTTATTAAGGAAGTTCAGGCAGTGCTTGACGCTCCCAAAGCAACCAAACCAGCAAAGGCAAAAAAACCAGTTGTAAAGAAAACAACTGTAAGGACTCTCAAAACTGTGAAACGTCCTTCAACCGCCCGTCTTATCAGTCCTTCCCGTTACTGGTCAGACATTAAAATCAGATGGGCGATTCATAATTATGAGATCACTATGTTAATCTCTGACCTCACAAAACTCAACCGCTATGTGAGACAGTTTACAAAGTGACCACTAAACCCCCACACGGGGGTTTTTTATTGGTATTATATAAAAGTAATCACAAAAGGAGCATTTATGCAACTTCGCCCTATCGCAGCAAACCAAACTGAACTCACACTCAGTAACGGTACACAGGTTTTTTTCTCATATAAAACACCCGTTGCCGCATACCTTGCAGATCAGGCAAAATACGTAAGGACTGCTACCAAATGGTCCGTTACAACATCCCGTCACATTAACAAGTGGTTACAAGGGGTCAACGCTGATACCGTAGACCAGGAAATGCTTGACGCACTAACCGCTTAAGAAAGTGTCCACTAAACCCCCTAACGGGGGTTTTTTATTGGTATTATAAAGAAGTGGGGGATTTAAGCAAAGATCCTACGGATGCACTGACTACGCCCCCCACACCCAAAACAGTTTTTTTACCTTCGTTTTTTCTATGACTAAAAACCTTAATCTCCACATTGACCACCCCGAAGACAGCATCTTGACTGGTAATCTATCAGTATTAGATGCTTTTTTATTGCCTTCGTTAATACTTAGCGTTAAGATTGACGGTGCTCCAAGTATAGTTTGGGGTCGCAATCCTGCCACTAATAGACAATTTGTAGGCACTAAATCAGTGTTCAATAAAAAGTTAATTAAGATATGCGAATCTACTGAGGATATTGATAAGTATTACACTGGAAGTTTGCGTCATATATTATATCATTGCCTTTCGTATTTGCCGATAACTAATAACATTTACCAGGGAGATTTCATCGGGTTGGGTGGTGCTAAGAATTACAGACCTAACACAATAACTTATAAGTTTCCAGAGCAAATTGATGCTAAGTTAGTAATAGCACCACATACACAATATCATACACAAACTAATAACTTACGTGATGCAATCGCCTCTCCATTAACTAATACATTAGAGAGTAATTCCTTCGTACATTATGTACAACCAAAGGCATATATTAGGGCGGGGTTTGGTTCAAACTATGGTGAAACATTTGATGCCTTTTATGATACTAAAGGGTGGATAGATTGGGCAAAGAGAGTATCACAAACTGTGCAGTTCGTAGATGATAATAAAGCAAAGAAATTGAAGATCAATCTTAACTATTTGCTGCGTGAGGGTAAGGATATCAAACCCGACCTATTTACAGGACTATGTGATACAAAGCTAATTGAGTTTTGGTTAATAGTTAGGGACATCAAATTGATGGCACTAAGTGAATGTCGCCATGAGGGTAATTTCGATTCCTTCATTAACTACAATCAACCCATAATTGCAGAGGGATTTGTTATGAATACTGAATACGGTTATTATAAATTAGTCAGACGCAATCTCTTCTCTTATTATAACTTTAATAATGATAAGTTTGCAGGTGTAAGTAAGAAGAAATCAAAACAGATTGTAGTCGCTTAATTAACACTTAGCAGGGGCTAATCACCATTCGTTCGTCATTAGACAGTCGTTGGTTATTATGCCCCTTAAATGTTAATTTTCGTGGATCCCCTAAGCTATAAAGTGTTACGGAAGCGATATAAAAATTTCCCGATTTTAAAAAAATTCTATATAGGGCAACGGAAAAAATAATCTGCCTTATGCAAAAAAATTCCCCAGAAAATTTTTCGCCCCTAGAAGTTGATGATGTAACAGGGGAGTTTTACGTTAAAGTACCTGAATGGGTGGTCAATGATATGAATTGGTATGAAGATACAGAGGTTCATTTTAAGGTAGACGGAAAGGAAGTAATAATCACAGAAAAAGATTGACGTTACAAGAAGATTAGTGTATAATACGAAGGTAATTACAATACGTCATGGCAAAAGGATTTACAGTTAAAGCAAAGACTCCTGCTTCACAAGCACCAGAGTGGGATTATGCCAAGGCAAAAGAAATGATCAAGGGTAAGACAGTGGTGTTCTGTCTACCTGGAAGAGGTGTATCATATACCTTCTTGAAATCTTTTGTTCAACTTTGTTTTGATTTGGTACAGAGTGGTGCTGCAATACAAATTTCACAAGACTATAGTTCTATGGTGAACTTCGCTAGATGTAAATGTCTAGGAGCGAATGTTCTACGTGGACCTAATCAATTACCTTGGGATGGTAAGTTAAATTATGATTATCAGTTATGGATTGATAGTGATATAGTATTCAACCCTGAGAAATTCTGGCAATTGATTCTTATGGATCAAGATATTGCTGGTGGTTGGTATGTTACAGAGGATGGAAGAACTACTTCTGTTGCACACTGGTTAGAGGAAGAAGACTTCAGAGCATCAGGTGGTGTTATGAATCATGAAACTACTGAAAGTATTACTAAGCGTAAGAAACCTTTCACTGTAGATTACACTGGTTTTGGTTGGTTATTAATCAAGAAAGGTGTATTTGAACATGAAGGTATGCCTTATCCTTGGTTTGCTCCTAAGATGCAAGTCTTTGAATCAGGTGAAGTACAGGATATGTGTGGAGAAGATGTGAGTTTCTGCCTAGATGCTAAGGAAGCAGGCTTTGAAATTTGGTGTGATCCACGTATCAGAGTTGGTCACGAGAAGACAAGGGTGATTTAGATGTCAGGCGAAACGTACACTGTTTATATTAATGGTATAGAGAAGTTTAATTCTCTTACTAGAATGGAGTACTTCGATCTTATGGAGGATCTGTCGATAGAATTTTATCAGACAGGTACTCCACATCCAAACGACATCTCTTATAAAATTAACAAGGAGAAGAACAATGACTGCTAAGTCATCACTAACCGTTGAAAAGGTTATTACATATGTCAAAGAAAAGTGGGGACTCTTTGGTATAAGCACATTAGTAATTTTTGTGCTACAATTACTGTCTACTAAGATATTACTCTCAGTTTTATTAGGTATAGTAGTCACGGCACTATTACCATCAGACACAATCGCAAAGGTCACTAAGAAAAAGTAACATGGCAAAAGCAAAAACAGGCACATGGGGAACCGTTGAGTTGGAATCGACCCCGAAAAAGACTCGACAAGGGCAAGGAAAGCACACGAAATATGCCGCAACATCCCGTAACTCGGCTCGAAAGAAGTCTAGAGGGCAGGGAAAATAGAAGAAAACCCCCGAAAGCGTCTCGAAAGAGGCGTTTTTTTAATAAATAGAGTATTAATTCATATTTCCGACATAAATAAATCAGGAAAAACTCTAATTCAATGGCAGTTACTCGGATATCAAGAGCATTTAAAGATATTAGTCTATCTTTTGACAGACATCCAGTGACTAATGACCTGTTAGTCCTTAAAAATGAGAATGCAATTAAGAAGGCTGTAAGGAACTTGGTACAAACAATACCAACCGAAAGATTCTTTAATTCTCTATTAGGTTCTGAGGTACGTTCTAAGTTATTTGACCTATGTGATTATGGTACTGCATCGTCAATACAACGTGAAATAGAGATTACACTACAAAACTTTGAACCAAGAATAGATGATGTAAGTATTGAGGTATTACCAAGACCAGATACGAATGAATTTGAAGTTGATGTCTTTTTTAATATTGTAGGACAGGATTTTCCAACTCAAGAATTTACGTTTATGCTAGAAGCAACAAGATAATATGCCTTTTACCAAGTACACAAACCTCGATTTTGATCAGATTAAGGAATCGATAAAAGATTATCTTCGTGCAAACTCAGATTTTACTGATTTTGACTATGAAGGATCGAACATGTCGGTCATAATTGATACTCTGGCATACAATACTTACATTACTGCATTCAACTCTAATATGACTATCAATGAATCCTTCTTGGATTCAGCAGTATTACGTGAAAATGTAGTATCATTAGCAAGAAATATAGGGTATGTACCACGTTCTAGGACTGCTTCTACAGCAAATATAGCGTTTCAGGTTGGTGTAAGCACTAGTACTCCTACAGCGACCTTACAGCCTGGTTTGGTGTGCGTTGGTGCTCAAGAAGATACTACATATACATTCTCAATACCTGAAAGTATTACATCAAATGTTGATAGTGTAACTGGAATTGCCACCTTTGGTACTAGTAGTGACCCAATTACAGTATATGAAGGTACATATGTAAGGAATCAATTTACAGTAGATGGGTCATTAGACCAAAGATTTGTCTTAGATAATCCATTTATTGACACTGCTACTATCGTAGTTTACGTAAAAGGTGTAGGAGATGTTGGAATTGGACCAGAATATAAGAAAATTGATAATATTATAGGTATTACTAACACATCTGAGACATATTTGTTACAAGAGATACAGGATGAGAAGTATGAATTACTCTTTGGTGATGGTATTTTTGGTAAAAAATTAGAAGATGGTAATGAAATTACTGTAGATTACATCCTTACAAATGGAAAATCAGGTAATGGACCTGCTAATTTCTCTTATACAGGTAGTATAAGTGATTCTTTAGGTAATTTGCTTACAATAAATTCTACTCCTGCCATAACAACCGTACAAGGTGCCACTAATGGTGGTGATATTGAACCAATCGATTCTGTTAAATACTTCGCTCCTAGACTGTATTCATCGCAGTATAGAGCAGTTACAGCAAGAGATTATGAGTCAATAATACAAACGATCTATCCAAATACTGAATCAGTCTCTGTTGTGGGTGGTGAGGAGTTAGATCCACCACAATTTGGTACAGTTCTACTTACAATTAAACCAAAAAATGGTGATACAGTCTCTGATTTTGATAAAGAACAAATTCTTACTAAATTAAAGTCATATTCACTTGCTGGTATTAATCAAAAGATATTGGATCTTAAGGTACTTTATGTTGAAGTTGATAGTTTTGTTTACTACAATACTTCTGCAGTTGAGAAAGCAAGTGATCTTAAGAGTAGAGTTATTGATGGATTAACCACATATGCCGATTCAAATGATATTAATAAGTTTGGTGGTAGATTTAAATATAGTAAAGTATTGAATATTATTGATGGTATTGATAAAGGAATTACCTCCAACATCACTAGAGTCACAATTAGAAGGAATTTGAAAGCAGTTTTAAATGTATTTGCTCAATATGAACTTTGTTTTGGTAATAAATTCCATATTAATCCAAAAGGATTAAATATTAAGAGCACTGGATTTAAAGTTGCTGGAAATTCTAATTTCCTTTATCTAACAGATATACCTAGAAAGAATTTAGATGGTAATTTAGATGGTAGTAATATGGGTGATATTGCTATTATCAGAGAAGATGTAGCAACTGGTGATCAAGTTGTTGTAGTTAAATCTGCAGGAACAGTAGATTATTCTAAAGGAGAGGTTATTTTAACAACTATTAATATAACCGAAACATCTAGAACTAATGGTATTGTTGAAATTCAAGCAGTTCCAGAGTCTAATGATGTTCTTGGACTTAAGGATTTATACCTTGTTTTTGACATTTCTAATAGTACGATAAATATGGTTAAAGACACCATCACTTCTGGTGAACAAATATCGGGTGTTGGTTATAAAGTTACTTCAAGTTATACAAACGGAGATTTAATAAGAGGATGATCACAACTGGGTTTGATAAGAAAGTAAAAATACAGCAGATTATTGATAATCAGCTTCCTGAGTTTGTATTATCTGAAAGTCCTAAGGCTGTTGATTTTTTAAAACAATATTATATTTCTCAGGAATTTCAAGGTGGTACTGTTGATCTTACTGATAATTTAAATGAATATTTAAAATTAGATAATTTTACCGATAAAATAGTTAATTCTGGAACTACTCTTTCCGTAGGTATTGGTACTGCAGATACTACAATAAATGTTGAGAGTACAAAGGGATTTCCTAGTGAATATGGTCTATTTAAGGTAGACAGTGAAATTTTTACATATACTGGTATAACAACCAATACCTTTACTGGATGTCAACGTGGATTTAGTGGAATTACAACATACCATGCACCAAATAATCCAGGAGAATTGGTGTTCACAAACTCTGATTCTGCTGCACATGCTCAGAATTCAGTTGTTCATAATTTAAGTGCATTATTCTTAAAAGAATTTTATAAGAAAATCAAGGCACAATTAACTCCAGGGTTAGAAGATACTCCATTTGTTACTGGTCTTGATGCTGGAAATTTCATAAAAGAAGCTAGATCCTTATACCAATCTAAAGGAACTGAGGAATCTTTTAGGATTTTATTTAATGTTTTATACGGAATTGATCCCAAAGTCGTTGATTTAGAGCAATTCTTAATTAAACCATCATCTGCTCAGTTTATTAGACGAGAACTGGTACTTGCAGAGCAAATTTCAGGAAATCCTAATAATCTAGTTGGTCAAACACTTAGAAAATCCACTGATTCTGCTACACAAGCATCAGTATCAGAAGTTGAAATTGTTACTAGAGGGGCAAAAAGTTATTATAAGATAGGTCTATTTGTTGGATATAACGATCAAGATCTAATTCAAGGTACATTTACCATTACAGGTAAGACAAAAGTTATTGGACCAGTTTCTATAGGGGCATCTGTCATTACAGTAGACTCTACAGTAGGATTTGGAACAACAGGAACTATTGTATCTGGTATTAATACTGCAATTTCATACACCGATAAGACAATTAACCAGTTCTTAGGATGTACTAACGTAGGATCTGCGATTACTACAACTTCAGATATAAGGTCTAATGAAGTATATTATGGTTATGAGAACGGAGATCTGACTAAAAAGACTGAAGTACGTATAACTGGAGTTATATCAAAATTTATTCCTATTTCAGATATTAAATTAACAAATGAAGGTGAGGAAATTATTGTCCAAAACATTGGTGAAAGTATACTAAATCCAGAAATAAATGCATCTAAGAAGGAAATCCTTGCTAATTCATGGATTTATAATACTGCTTCAAGATATCAGATTAAAGAATGGGCAGGTTCAATATACACTTTATACTCTGAAATAGATAAATCTAGTTTAAAAATAGGTGATTCTGTTGATATTGTACGTCGTGGGGAGCAAAATATTGTTGCAACAGGTAAAATTGGCAACGTTCCTACAAATAAAACAGTAAGAATTGATAATTTTACACTTCTTCCAGGAATATCTCCTTTACCAGAGACAGTAAACAGTCAATATGATGTTAGAAGGCAAATTAAGAAAGCATCAAGTTCTGGTGTAGATATTGATTTTGGTAATAATGTTCTTACAGCAGATGTCACTAATGTATACAATGATGATAATAAAAATATATACGTAGCATCCAACTCACTACCATCATATGACATAAATGTATCTCTTGCATCTATAACTATACCTACTTCAGCAGATATGGTTGTATCTGGTTATTTACAAGATGTAGATACTAATACATTAAAATATAATATTTTATCTTTCCCTGGTCCTGTTCCATTTATTACAGGTGATTCGGTATATTATTTACCAGATTCAACACCTATAGATGGATTATCGGAAGGAACATATTATGTTAAAGTATTATCACAACTTAATCAAATTAAGATATATCCATCTAGATCTTTTATAATACCAGATGCTGATGGTACAGAAAAGAATATACAGTTATTATCTGCTGGTGGTAATCATACATTTACACTTAATAGTCAACAAAATAGAAGAATTAGTGCTCAAGGATTATTAAAAAGATTTTCAATAGAAAATAATATTAAATCTGGAAAATCTTCAAAAACTGAGTCTGGAGCAACTGGAATGCTAGTTAATGGTGTTCAAATTGCCAATTATAAGACTGATAATAATATATTTTATGGTCCAATATCACAGGTAGATGTTTTAAATGGTGGAACTGGATATGATGTTATTAATTTACCAGAGATTGTTGTATCAGCAGGTGTAGGCAATACAGCTAAAATTCAACCAGTAGTTAAGGGTAATGTTAAAGATATTTTAATTGATCCACAAGATTATGATATTGATCGTGTATTATCTGCAACTATTTCAGGTGGTAATGGTGATGGTGCTGTATTAGAACCAGTATTAACTAAAAGGTTTAGAGATGTATTCTTTGATGCTCGTTTGAATAGTCAAGGTGGAGGTATTGACCTTACAGATGATACAATAACTTTCTTAGGTCAGCATAACTTATCTGATGGGCAAGTATTGATTTATAATAGTAATGGAAATAGTTCTATTAGTATTGGTGTAGTAAGTAATAATGCAAATCAGAACAAATATTTACAATCAGGAAACAAATATTGGCCAAAAATAGTTAATTCTTCTACAATTAAACTATATCCAACTCAAGCCGATTATAATGCAGGTATTAACACTGTTGGATTTACATCATTTACAAATACTGGTACTCAAAAATTTAGACTTTATGATAGTAAAGATACTTTATATAAACTTAAAGTAATCAATCCAGGTGAAGGATATACAAATAGAAAATTAACTGTTGGCGAAACTGGTATTAATACCTTTAGATCAACAGTTAATTATAAGAATCATGGATTTTCTGATGGTGAGAAGATATTATATACTAAGCCTACTGGTATTGGTATTACTGCATTAACAACAAAAACTGGAATTACTACAACTTCACATCATTATCAAATTATTAAAGTTGATGATCATACTTTCCAACTTGCTAATGCTGGAATTGGTGGAACAATAACTTCAAATTATGCAAGAAAAAACTACGTTAAATTTAATGAGGTTGGAAGTGGATTAAATAATTTTGAGTATCCACCAGTAGAACTTAATTTAGATATTGAGTATTCTGGTGAAGTTGGTATTATAACAGCAGTTCCTGTTGTTCGTGGATCCATTATTGATACTTATGTTTATGATGGTGGAACTGGATATGGATGTACTGTATTAAATCTTGAGAAAAAACCAATAATAACCATTAAAAATGGAAAAGATGCTGCATTAAAACCAATTATTACAAATAATGCAATAGGTATTGGAACAACTAGTGGATCTATAACTGCTATTGAGATACAATTTGGTGGAAGAGAATATAGTTCTGCTCCTACATTAGAAGTAGTTGGTGATGGTATTGGTGCCATATTAAGAGCAGATATTACTGATGGTAAGATTACTGATGTTACTATAATCAATCCTGGTATTAATTATACTCAAAATAATACATCTATTAAAGTTATTGCAGCAGGATCTGGTGCTATTTTAGATTCTCATGTTAGAAAATTAACCGTTAATAAATTTGATGGAGATATATCTGGATTATTAGAGTCTGATAAAGGAGTAGGATACTCATATATTGGATATTCTACTTCTATTGGTTCCGTAGAATTTGGTGATACTGGAGCAGATCATTCACCAATTATTGGTTGGGCATATGATGGTAATCCAATTTATGGTCCATATGGACATACAGATCCATCTGATAGAAACTCACCAATAAGAATTTTAAGAAGTGGTTATAATAACACTAGTGGAATTCTTAGTGATAGACCAGCAGGATTTAATTCTGGGTTCTTTGTAGAAGATTATACTTTTGATAATTCTGGTGATTTGGATGAAAACAATGGTATTTTTACCAAAACTCCTGAATATCCACAAGGTGTTTATGTATATGTTGCAGGTATTAATAGTGTTAGTAATTTACCAGAATTTCCTTACTTTATAGGTGATACTTATAGATCTGATCCAATTAGTGATAATTTCTTGATAGATCAGAATAATTTCGACTTTGGATCATCATCTTTAATTAGAAATACCTTCCCATATAAAGTATCGGACAAATATGCAGATAATGATTATCTAATTGAATCTAATGAAGCAATAGAACAATTATCTTTAGTAGAATCTGTTAAGAAAGGATCTGTAGATTCATTTAATATTGTTGAAGGGGGAAGTGGATATAAAGTTGGTGAAGTTGCTAAATTTACTACTAATAGTGGAATTGGTGGTGGATTAAATGCTACTGTCAGTACTATAACTGGTAAATCAATTCTCAATCTTCAAACAAGTATTGACACATACCAAAATGTAGTAATGGTATGGGATAATCCTAATCAAATATCTGGTTACATATCCACATCTCATACATTTAATGAAAATGATAATTTAACTATTTCTGGAGTATCGACTTTTGTAAAATCACTAACTGGAACTCATTCTATAGGTATAGTTACTGATAGAACTGTATTGACATTAGATGTTGCTGCAAATGCAACTGCAGGAATTATAACTGACATATATGTTTCTAGTATTCCAGATAATATCTCTGCAGGTAGTAGTATAGGCATTGGAACAGAGAATTTACTAGTACTTAATACATTTAATGATAGAAAGGTAATGAGGGTCAGGAGAGGCGTTGTAGGTGCTGCACACACGTCTTCTACTTTAATAGAACTAACTCCAAGTTATTTTACATTACCAATAAAATCTAAGTATTTTGATTCTAGAGTAGATAAGATTGTTTATTTCAATCCTACAGAAGCACTTGGTGTTGGTACAATTGCTGGTATTGGATCAACAAGTTCATATACTATTGGTTTAGTAGAATTTGCAGTATCTACACCTCCACAATCAATATACTTACCAAATCACCCATTTACAACAAACCAAAAAGTAATACTTACAAAAGGTACTTCAGTTTTACAAGCATCTAATACTGGTGCTACTCCATTTAGTCTTCCAATATCTGGTGCGGAACAAACTCTTTATGTTATTAAAAAATCTAAAGATTATATTGGAGTTACTACTCAAGTTGGATTAACAACAAGTACAGATGGGTTATTCTTCCATACTAAGGGTTCTGATGAGTTTGGATATTCTATAAGATCTAATTATGATCAAGTAACAGCTAAAATACAAAAGATCGATGCTAAAGTAACTCTTACTACTTCACATAGTATGGCAAATAGTGATATTGTACATATCACTGCAAATTCTGATCAATCTGTTGGAATTGGTACTTCAATATCTGTTAGATTGAAGTATAAAAATGATACTTTATTAGTAAATCCAGTATTATTTGCTGCATCTGGAGTTAGTTCAACAACTAATCAGATTACACTTGCTGCACATGGATTTAAGACAGGAGATAAAGTCTTTTATAGTGCAAATACTGCTATAGAAAATTTATCAAAAGATACTGCATATTTTGTTTATAGAGTAGATGATGATAATATTCAATTAGGAGAAACTAATTATGATGTTGTTAATTTCCCACCAACACTTGTAAACTTCAACAGTACTGGTGGATCTAGTCAAGAATTGTCTTTGGTCAATCCACCATTATCAGTAATTAACAATAATGATTTAGTATTTGATACATCAGATAGTTCTCTTGCTGGATATAGTGTTAAATTCTTCCATGATGCAACTTTTAATAATGAATTTGTTTCTACAGGAAGTACAGATATTTTCAGTGTAGTTGGAGTTGGAACCTCATCTAATCTTAAGTATTCTTCCACTAACCCATCTCGTGTTTACTATACATTAGAAAAATCTGGTTTTATTAGTACTGCAGATACTGAAGTACCTCATAATTCTGAGATTAATTATGTTGACAGTACTTATAATGGAAAATATTCAATATTTGGAGTTGGATCAACTACGTTTAGTGTCTCATTACCTGAAGTACCTGAAGTACTTTCATATACACAAACAGATACTGAAAACTTAAAGTATACAACAACTTCACCAACAGATATTGGTGGTGTTGATAGTCTTAAACTGAATTTTGGTGGATTTGGATATAACCAATTACCACATTTTGTAAGTATTGCATCTACACAAGGAATTAATGCAGAAATCTTACCAGTATCTAAAAATATTAATAGAATTGGTAATGTTAGAATTATTGATCCAGGTTTTGAATATTCTTCAGATCAGACTCTTAGACCAGAAGCATTTATTCCTCCTAAAGTTTCTTTAATAGATTCATACACTATTAAATCAATTGATGTTACACATGGTGGAGATGGATATACTAATGAACCTGACTTAATCATTGTAGATCCGACTACAGGAAAACAAGCTTCTACTGGGATATTAGAAGCAATAATGAACGGAGTTACACTTACTTCTGTTGATATTATTGAAGAACCTAAAGGATTAACTCCTATAGAACAGAGAATAGTTGCTATTAACAACACTAATGGTGTTTCTGTTAAAACTTTAAATTATGATGGAACTACAGGTCTTACAACTTGTACATTAATTACACCTATTACTGGTTTTGGTGTTCAACCATTTAAAGCAGGGGATCAAATATTTGTTGAAGGATTACAATCACATCTTCAAGGAAGTGGATTTAATTCTGAAGATTATGGATATAAGTTCTTTACTGTAAGTGGATATGATTCTTCTGGAGCTAATGATAAGGTAGAATGGAATATGGCTGGTATAGCAACTGGTATTAGTACATCTATTGTTGGTATTGCCAAAACATCTCAAGATGGATTTGGATCTATTGTTAATTACAATTCTTATCCTAGATTCAAATCAACTCAGATTCCAACTAAATTCCTTGTTGGTGAGGAACTTCTA